TGTCCCGGACAGCCAAGTCTTGCTTATGCGCTGTCCCTAAATAACGGAGCGACGGTTTGCCAAGCGGTCCCCACTCCCATGCGGGCCAAATGACGCCAGTAAGCAGGGACTTCATACTGCCCGGCGGGACATTAGTCAACAGGCGCTTTATGTCGCCGCGTGATACAGCTTCAAGGTGCTCGCATATTGCATCCAGCGCCCAGCCCCACTTTAACTCCGTGGCTGGCTCCAAGACGTGCCATGCTTGCTTTGCAAACTCCGCAAGCGAGCGCCGCGCAAGTTCCCGCTTGGCAGCCGCAATGTCATCATGCGTCAGGTTCAAGGCCCGCAATCTCACGCAACGCATCGGCGGATAATTTACTCACATCGATTGTTTCAATCTTAATGTTGCCGCCGTCGGGGCCGCTATGCTCTACTGCTGTGGACTCTTTCCAACCCATGCGCGTCTTGCACCAGAATATCAGGCTGGCCGTGTCGCCACTCATTGCCTTTTGGAACAACTTGCCGCCGACTTGCGCGTTCACCTTTAGAGCGCCGTTCTTCAGTTCCTTTTCGTAATACCTGCGTAGCGTTACGTCGCTAATGTCCATCAGTGCCGCGATCTGGTCCTGCGTATAGCCTATGGAGCAATAATGCTCGACAAGGCGGCGCTGGTCGTCCGTAGGATTCAGCCGTTGCGGCCCGCGACTACCCATTGGCTATCTCTAAAGTTTGGAGCGTGTGGGTCGGAGTCTCGCCGCCCAGTTCAGAAGGGTGTTCTGAGTCCTGATCTTTCACACGCTTAGGATATGGTTTTGACAGTGGTAAAATACGCTCTTTTATATCTGCGTCAAGAGGCATGAGATAACGATGCTTTTGCGCTCCTTTGACTATTTGCAGCCCTTTGTTCATATAGTTTAAGTGTGAACCATGTGACTTTCTAAAAGCACGCCCATGCCATCTCTTGCCTTTATACAGATATTCATCCGCAGCATTTGTTAGGCCATCATAAATCCAATTTGTTGCCTGATATATTCCGCCATGATGACCTACTTCAGTGTCAGCAAACGATACGACAAGTTTTATTTTCTCGTTTGTTTTTTTGAGCCACTTCAAAGCAAGTGACATAATCTTGCTAACAGGTGTTATGTGTGAAGTTAAAGCTATGCGAACCAATTCACAGCTCTCAGTCTGGTCGCAACCATACGGCTCACCAAGTGATTTGTTTGCGCCTCTGCCAAAAAGAACAACACCAATAAATTTTCCATTTTCCCAAGCGCCGACTTTAACTAACTTTCCTATAGGCAAGCACCCGCTGTAATGCCAGTTGACGCAAGCATATTTAGCTGCCTCATGCGTTGCCCAATCAATTTTAAGATGTGGCTTCACGGCTATCAAACTCCGATTGGCAATGTGGACAGATAACCATTCGCGGCGATAACTGATCTAGCCGCCCTTGGTCGTCCTCGGAACCCGGCTCAAAATTAGTTGTCAAAAGAATGTTGCCAAGTTCAGATTCATCAAAGCCAAGCAATGACAGATCAAAGCCATCATTCTCAAGTCCGGTGATTTCGCTAGATAGCAATTCATAATCCCAACCCGCATTCAGCGCCAGTTTGTTATCCGCAATTACATAGGCCCGCTTCTGCGCCGCAGTAAGGCCAGCCAGCGCAATGGTCGGCACTTCTGCCAGCCCCAGCTTTCTTGCCGCCATCAATCGACCGTGGCCCGCTATGATGCCATTCTCGCCGTCTGTAAGGATTGGGTTGGTAAAACCAAACTCCTTAATGCTGGCTGCAATCTGCGCGACTTGCTCTTCGCTATGAGTCCGGCTGTTGGCTACATACGGCACTAAATCAGCCGTTTTTACATAAACCACATTTATAGTGGCAAAAGTTTCTTTTGATGGTGTCATAACCGCTACCGCCTATCCCTTAACCGAGTCAACCCTTACCGCCGATAACGCCAACAAAGCCACCTATCACGACCCCGATAAGCATACCTATTGGACCAAGAAAAAACAGCCCGGCGAGTCCTAAGAATATCATTGGCATACATCCAGCCATCTATTTACCCTTCCGTGCGTTTTTGCGTGTTGCTTTGTCACCTAAGCCGACAATGAAAAGCCATTTGCGGATAACGTCCGTTCGTGCGCCGTATTGGTGTTCGACGTATCTCCACCCATTGCGGATAAAGGCTTCTCGAAATTCCGGAGGCACTGGACGGGCGTTTTGCGCTTTCATCCTTCAATGATACCTAATTCAGCATCGCCAGCCATATCATAAAATGATTGACGGGCATCTTTCCTTGCGCGATTCCATGCATGAATGATTGCCATCAATTCGCGATATTCCCAATCGTCATCCTCAAATTGCGTGTTGCCGATGTTTAGTTCGGCCTTGCGTTCAAGTGATACAATCCGCATTGCTCGCGCTGATAGGTTTTCAGTCTCTGCCCGTTTAAGCAATTCTAGCCTATCGTCAACGGGCAGGTCGGCGACGTGGGCATGGTGGGCGAATGTCAAAGCGGCGTTGCGTTGTGAGGCCGGTAGCTTTGCAGCAACGCGGGCAGTCCTTACCAGTGCCTTTTGCTCTATTGGGTCAGATGCAAATTCTTGCAAGGCCAGCGTCATTTGGTCCGGGAATTTATCTAGGCCAGTCGATAGCCAGTCAGCGCACTCCCATTCCAGTTCTTTGCGCCGGGCGTAAAGTTCACGGCCCTGCGCCAGCCATTCGTTAAATCCAGCAGGGCTAGACGCGAAGTCTTTAGTCGTTACAATAGATTGCATGGCGCAATTCCCTTTTGCAAACTAGTCCGCTTTCTGTCCAGCCATTTCGCGCAAGCGGTCAAGCATTGACGCTAAAAGGCTAAACATGAGCGCACCAAAAGCGCAGCCGATGTATACTTTAGGCGAAAAATCCATCACAAAGCCTATTATGCAAAAAACAATCATGATGCAAGAAAAAACGCAAAAAGCGAAAATGTATTTATCCATCATTCGGCCCCTAATTGTGCACCTATAAACATATCGCCTTGGCGCTGGGCGTCCTCAATGCGCTTGCAGGCTATGTCGAAATATTTTTCCTCACGCTCAATGCCAATAAAGCGCCTGCCCATCTGAACGGCTGCAACGCCCGTTGTGCCGCTGCCCATGAAGGGGTCAAGGATGGTTTCATCCGGCATGCTGGCTTTGTTCACCAGCCACATCATAAAGCGAACTGGCTTTGGGCAGGGATGGTCAACCTCATCAGATGTTGCCATCATGTTAATGCCGGTGGCAGTTGAACCTTTGCCAGCGCGAGGGTCTTTACCGTAATACAAAATCGGCTGCGATGTTGCAAAGCCCCATTTTGACCGGCTGATTGCTGCCGGTATAAACCATGCTCCAATGTCATCCGGTTTGGGATAGTGCCAAGCGCACCTTAAACCCGGCGTCAACACAACTCGGCCTATCCGTTCAATCATTTGACGAATTATAGGCACAACATTTTTGACAACATTTTCTTCGGTGTCCGAAAAATCCTGATAGCATTGTTGTTGCTTTGCGCGTGCCTGCCCGTTTTTAACTTCGCCAAGCATCACGCCATAAGGCGGGTCAGTCACAACAGCATCAACCTTGCCAAGCGTAGGCAAAACTTCCCTACAGTCAGCGCATATCAATCGAGCGTTGCCTATAATTTCTTCACGCCAAGTCAAGCGTCAGCCCCTAATTGCGTAGTTATGGTTAGCATGTCGCCCACCCTAACGCTGTCAAAAAATTCTTTGCTGCAAACCCATTCCAAGCTAGAAGAACAAGTCCACCAAGGCGTTCCGTCACCGCGATAAATCAGCTTTAGCGTGTATTGAAACAGACCGACGCTCTCAACTACGGCTTTACCGTTAATTTGATACTTATTGACGCTCATTGTTTAATCCCTTCTTTCCATGCCCACACTGCCCACTCGCGCATTGCAGGGCTTGACCATTGCACTTTGCTTAAATCACCCCGCGCCTTGGCTATCAGTGCCGTTCGCTTTGATTGCGGGGCTGTCTGTATGCGGGCTAGGGTTGTCATCAGGTCACTTGCGCCTTTCATAAATTCCCTCGATACAGCGCAGATAGCCTTGGGTTTCAGCTATCTGTAGCCATCCGTCCGGAACGCCCTCTATATCCGCATCGCCGCCCGTCCGCAATGCCGCAATCCATTGGTCAAACCGCGCTTGCGTATGCTTGGCGCATATCCGCAATGCTATATCCTTTTGCGTTGCGCGGGGCCGATAATCAGCCAATATCTCTAAACATTGGCGCGGCGTTGGGAACCAATCCAATTCCCGGCATACCCGTTGGGTCATGTAGGAAAGCGCGTCTTTCGTGTAGCCGCCAAGTATGCGGGTATACACCGCCGTTCGCCTTTGGCCGGATTGCTCCTCGACGTTTTTGCTTGGCAGGGTGTCGTCGATAAATTGTAGCTGCCGTGCCAGTTCTCGCGTTTCAACAGGGATATGCTCCGTCGGCATGGCCAGCGCGATTGACCGTAGTTCGTCACATTCGCTAACGGTCAATTCCGAAAGGCTCAACAGGTGGTCCATCCGCGACGTGTCGAAGCGCTGCGGTAAAGCCGTTGACTGGCCTTGCATTGCCGTTTGAATTTTTGCTATTGCGCCCGTCATTTCCATTGTTTTTATCCTTTACCCAATCCGCTTTGAAGCCCTGCCACCCTCGTTCGATGGCCTCCGTTATTGCCCACTCAACAGACAAGCCAGCTTTTGCCGCTTCACGCTCAAAGCCCTTCAATGCCGTTTCGGTGAACGGTGCCTTGCGATGTCTTTGCCAATCACCCCAAAGGCTATCAGATATTTCGGCTGGCTTACAAGCGATAACGCCCCTGCGTTTCGCTGTTAATACGTTAGTATTAACTTCTGACTCTGTTTCTGTATCTGGGGGCGTTACTGTAACGTTA